GAGGAAGTATTCACCTATGGTGTTATTAAGAAGATTGTAGAAACAACAGATAATGCGTACCAACATGAGCCAAGCGCGAATGTTCAGCAAACTGGCACAATTTCTTCTAGCGGAACAACGGTTACTGGTACTGGTGTTGGCGCAAAGTTTTCACGTGGTGATGTTATAAAGGCTGGTGGACAGGCGAGCCGAAGAGTGGTGTCAACTGGCACCAACACGCTTGAAGTCACACCTGCATTTGATCCAGCATTAGCTGCAGGATCAGCTTATGGTAAGGGTGGTGTTTTCAGGACTCTAATTAAGTGTCGCGTTAGTGCCAACAATAGTGCCAACCTATCTAATCAATTCGATTTTGGTCCATTACAAGGATATGTTGAAGGTGATGGACTTAGAAAACAAGGCTCATCGACCATTGTGGGTAATGTGCACTTAACAACTTCGAATACTGAGTATGAAAATGTGTACACTAAGTTGAGTGATTCGCTTGTATTCAAAACACAAACATTCGGAACAATAGACGGACTATCTTCTCGGGTTGGTGGCAGTGGATTTACAGTCGCTCCCAATGTTGATGTTACAGAACCTGGAATTGCTTCGCTTGGTATAGGTGAACAGTATTTGACATTAGAAGCAGACACAGCTATTGCAGTGACAACTGATACGACTGATGCTTTGGTCCAATCATCAACAGGAGCATCTGGTGATATAAAAGCTGGTGCAGCTGGTAATGATTCACCAACAGTAACCACAAGATCGGATGGAAAGTTTGAGACGGTAGTTCGTGTTTGGCAAAAACCACTACAAAGAGAACCCAATTTAATTTCGTTCGCTAACAATGCAACTGTTACAGTTAGGAAGTTGACAGGAGATCATATTCCTGGAACTCCTGATACACGCACACAAACAAGTACAACCACAGCTAAGATCATTAAAATTGATGATAAAGGTGTTCTTGGTAAAAATGCACAAGTGACAACGAGTGTAGGCGCAGACGGAACGATAAGAAAATTGAGAGTTGTTGATTCGGGATACTCATACGGTCAGAATGAGAGAGTGAAAATTCAATCATCAGGAAGAACAGATTCAACACAAGCTGTCGTGAAACTATCTCTAAACAACGCAGCCAACTCGGAAGGGTATTATGCGACTTCTAGGAGCCAGATCTCAACTAAGCGAGGATTCATCCAAGATAGTGATTTCTATCAAGAATTTTCATATGAAGTTGCTGTTCCATTGAGCCTCCAGAGATATAAAGATGTCGCTATGCAACTGGCGCATCCTGCTGGACAGAAAATGTTTGGTAGGTTTAAGTCACATTCTAATGCTGCAGTAGGAATTGCTGCTTCAGAGACCAACACGTTCAGAAGAAACGCTACTGGAACATTCACACTAACCTCAGGAAGTGTTAATATTGCTGGTACTGGCACGGCAATGTTGTCAGAATTCTCTAGCGGTGGTGACATAATAATTAAAATAAGTTCAGGAGTGTACTATAAAGTTCCGCTAAATATAGTAAGTGCTGACAATGCTGCGACTCTTCGTACAGCTTGGTCTAACTCAACAATTACAACTACTGCTCAATATACTACAGGATCGATCGATTAATGCCATCATATAGCCACCCAACAAAATCGATGTCAATCAGTAATGCGAAAGCATTTATTGATTCTCTTAATGCGAGCGACGGCAGAACAAACGCTAGTAAGAAGTCGACTATCCTTTATGCATGTCTCGGCAAGAATACTCCGTGGCCAGATGAGTCAGCTCCTCCAACACCACCACAAAACGTTACTTATGAGAACCAAGTAATAAAAGATAACTTGATCGGTGGTAAAAAGATAGACACAGGAAGCGTTTCTCACGTTGTTCCAAGAAAAGATTGGGTTTCTGGTACAGTATATGCTATGTACAGGGACATAAGCCAGAATTTATTTTCTGATACCAGTCCAGCATTTTATGTTGTTACTGATCAGTTAAATGTATATAAATGTCTTTTCAATAACAAAAAAGGACAGTCTACCGTTAAGCCGACTGGGTTCTCAACTCTACCTTTCACAACGTCTGACGGTTATACATGGAAATACTTATACACAATTTCATTGGGTGATGCTGATAAATTCATGACATCAGTCCACATGCCAGTGAAAACTATTGATGCTTCTGATAATTCGACAGAATCTGACAGGTTGCTCGCTGTACAAACTGCTGCGGTTGATGGTGCTATACAAGTTATAGAAACTAATACATCGGGTGTTGGTTATGATGCGGTCGAGGATGCATCAGTCGCTACTGCTCAGCAAAATACATTAACAGTTTCTCAAGCGGTCGACCTTGCAATTTCTGATAATGATGACCGATATAATGGATCGAGCGTATACATCGTTTCTGGCACAGGCGCAGGACAGCTAAGAAGAATAATTGATTATAATGGTGCAACGAGAACATTAACAGTGAATACTGCGTTCTCAACAATACCAAACACAACATCTAGAGTAAATATATCACCGACAGTAACGATTATTGGTGACGGAAGTGGAGCAAAAGCATATTCACACCTTAATGCTGCAGGTGCTGTCGCTAACATTTCGGTTATCAGTGTTGGATCTAAATACCGCAAAGCTATAGCTCTCATATCAGCGAACAGTACGCATGGTTCTGGTGCTACAGCTAACGTGGTTATCTCACCGAAAGGTGGTCATGGCTCAGATTGCGTTGCTGAGCTGGGTGGTGATAAGGTTGCGTTAAATGTCCAGTTTCAAGGAACTGAGGGTGTCTCTGCTAACGGTAATGGATATATTCCGTCTAATACAGAGTTCAGAACAATAAGCATATTAAAAGATCCTACTCTTAAATGCAACTCAAATAATGAGTTCAGAACAACCGAGCATGTAGCTAACACATCAAATAGCCCATCAACTTTGAGATTGACCACAAGAGCAACAATCTCATATGAGAGCGTGGAAGGGGTTACACCGAAAAACGAATTTTTGGTTCGTGATGTTATTACTAATGAGCGAAATAGGCTTCGTGCTGAATTAGGACATTTAGAGTTTGTTACTGATCTGGGCACATCCCAAAGAAAAGCGTCAGCTTTAAGTAATGCTACAAAGGCTGCGAATGGACAGATTGTTTTTATTCGCGAAGATGAGACACAAACTGATGTTTCTATCTATACAATGTATCTAAATAATGTATCAAGCTACAGTGATTATGCTCCGTTCACTAAAGATGATATTTTATTAAAATCAGACAGTGATACGCAGGTTGCTGTAGTACAACAAATAAAAGGTCCAGAGGCAAATACAGTTTCTGGAGAAATACTATATACAGAGAATATATCTGCCGCAACTAAATCTCTGGATCAAGTAGAAGATATTAAAATCATTTTAGATTTCTAAGGGTAAAATAAATGTCAATTGAAACAAACCTCAACGAAAGTCCATTTTTTGACGACTTTAACGAGACAAAAAATTTCCACCGTGTCTTGTTCCGTCCAGGATTTGCTGTTCAAGCTAGAGAGCTGACACAAATACAAACTATCTTGCAAAATCAGATTGAACGATTTGCAGGCGCAGTTTATGTTGACGGTACAGTGGTCAATGGTTGCGACACTACCGCAGAAACTTGGAAATATGTCAAGCTGCGCGATAAGGATGCGAACAACCGCTCATTACTCTTAGTCGATTTCTTCAACAACGGTGTTATTGCCAACTCCACTGTAACTGGTGAATCGACAGGTGTCACCGCAAAACTCTTAGATGTCGCGGATGGTTCTGAATCAGGAACACCAAACTTCTTAACTGCGTTTGTTTCTTATACAAACTCGGGTGCAAATAATAGTACGAAATCATTTGCCAATAACGAGACGCTAATCTTCAGAAACTCTGTTGGTGGGTCTTTTATTGTTGCGGCTAATACAATCACACAAGCCCAAGGTGGTGCATGCGGTGATGGTGTCGGTGCGAATGTTTCTAAGGGTATTGTATACCATAAAGGAAACTTCATACGTGTTGACCAGCAAAGCAAGGCGATCATAAAATATAATACTACTGACAGTATTCGTATTGGTATGGAAACATCCGAATCAATTATAGATTCTAACCAAGATTCTTCTTTGCTAGACAACGCTTCAGGAGCGACCAATTTCTCGGCTCCAGGTGCATCACGCCTTAAATTGACGCCAAAGTTAGCTACAAGACCAGCAGATGACACTGGTACTGCTAACACAGTCGGGTTCATTCCTCTTCTTGATCTTCAAGATGGAAATGTTATCCGAAAAAATGACACCGTGTATTCAGGTATTGCTGAGGAACTTGCGACTAGAACATATGAAGAATCTGGAAACTACTCGTTAAACCCATTCCAAATTGCGACAGAAGAACATCTGCGCACAGATAATAATGGTGGAGTGTATCGCTCAACGGAAAGTGGTGATGCCAATAAACTTGTTGTTGAGATATCACCATCAGTAGGTTATGTTGGTGGGTATCGGATTGAGACAACAAATAAAATTCGTAAAACTATTGATAAAGCAACTACGTTTGAGACTAGATCGAATGTACAGATTGGTCAGGCATTTGGCCAATATGTTATTGCTGACGATCTTGTGGGTAACTGGGATTTCAAAGGTCTTGTTACAGTTGATCTTTATGACACACCGCAAACTCGTATTTCTAGAAGAAAATTCAGTAGCGAAGATGCCACTCTACTTGGAAATAAAATAGGTACTGCGACACTACGTGGAATCCAATATCATTCAGGTCTGAGAGGGACACAACAAGCCCAATACAGAATCTATGGTTTTAATGTTCAGATGACATCAGGTTCTTTTGAAGAAGATGTTAAATCATTGCACATCGCTTCATCTGGTGCTGATGATGCGTTTGCTGATTGTGTCCTTGTAAACAGCAAGGCGAAAACAGAAGACCTCACGTTAAACAAGATGATCTTCCCTGTCCAAAGTACTGGTACAAAAACGCTGGTCACGAATGAGACAAGCTATGTCACAAGACACTTTAGTGACGTTACAATCGATACAGCTGGCGCAGCAACTTTCAATCTACCTACAAGTGAGATGTCAGGCGGAACAAATGTCAATGACACTACTGGTTCCCCTATCAGTCTCGTAGGAGAAAACGACTTTATTGTTGTGCCTAACGAAGATGTTACTGTCGATCTTGCCTTGACTACTAGCGTGAACGTAACACACGATGTGAGTGCTAGTAATACTGTCGTACTCACAACTACAGGCGACTTTTCTTCGAAAGCGATTGAAGTTGGCGATTATGTCACGGTTGATAGCGGCATCACAACAGCAATGCGCGTTCTTACTATCGGCACCACTACGATGAGTGTTCATGTTAACAGCGGAAGCTCGACCGACACCACCATCAGTAGTGGCGCTAATATCGATAAAGTTTATAAAGCTGGACATGTTTTCGATATGTCTTCGTCAGCATCACATATTGATGCCGATACAAATAGTATTGAATTGACATTAGCTAAAGGAACTTTCGGCTCATCGTTTAGTGCTAGAGTTTATTATGATATTAAACGAAACGAAGCAAAAGAAGAAGCAAAGGTAGTCCATAAATCTAAGTATGTGCATATTGATACATCTGCACATAGCGCAGGTATTGCTGGTCCATGGCATCTCGGTGTCTCTGATGCGTACAAGCTCGAAGCCGTGTATGTTGGTGATGAAGGATCTGCTGTCACTAATGAAATGGGCAATTATATAACAGCCTTTGCGTTAGAAACAGGACAACAAAATAGTTTCTATGGTGGATCGAAAATCCGAAAAAGAGCTTTACCTTCCTTGGATCTTACTGGCAAGGATTTACTCTTCAAGTTTAGTTATTTCGAGAGAAATCGTAGTGCGGGCGTTGGATTTTTATCTGTCGATTCATATCCTGTCAATGATGCTCCTGCAGACGCAGCAGCAGCAGCAGCTTCTATATTCACTGCTGAGATTCCAACTTTCAGATCGCCTGGAATATTCCCAGAACCTTCACAAGAGATTGATCTTCGAGATAGTATAGACTTTAGACCTGCGCTTGCAAAAACGGTGACACCGCACGCGACAGGGTCGAGTGCCAGTGCGCCCACAAACCCTGCTGCACCAACTGTGTTTGATATTGATTCAACTTTCGGTGCATATGTTCCAACGCCTGATAAAAATTTCCAGTGTGATGTACAGGCTTATTTACCTCGTATTGATACTGTGACACTAAGACCGAATGGCGTGTTTGACATTCTGAAAGGAACACCCGCTATCAACCCATCTGTTCCGAGTGAAGCAGAATCTACTTCAATGACAATAGGTTCTATCACTATTCCACCATATCCGTCTTTATCTCAGACCTCAGCCACATTTTTCGATAAATTCAAATATCAAGTGAATCAGGTCAATGAGGATAACAGACGATACACCATGCGTGATATACGTTTATTAGACGCACAACATCAATCAACAATGCGTCAAGTAGAAATAAACCGCATTGATATTGAAGGGTTGAAAAATACTTCATTGCGACCAGACGATCCTGTTACAGCCCCTGAGCCGCCAAAAGAAGTTGTCATTTCAAACCCACCACCTTCACAGTCAGTTGTCAACAGTTTACAGGCTCGTGACTTTATAAGTGATGCAGCTCCTCTTCGCCCTATTGCAGTGTTAGATGATGTTGATTTAAAGGTTACATCAACAACCAATTCTATTGTGAATACTGGCGGGACTCGATTAGAGCCAGTTCATGGTTCTAAAGTTATCGCTCAACAGAACTTCGCGACTGCACGCGCACCTATAAGTAAGAAGACGACTTCACCAGTCAAGACATATAATGGAACGATGGAGTTAAGTCATAGTAATTGTAGAATAAAACAGGAAATCATTCCAGGTCTTTCAGCTGCTTCTACTACATCTCAAGTTCAGGTGGATTATGGAAGTTCCTTTTTTGCAAATGCGCTTGATTTCTTTTACCCCCAGTATAATACTGTTACTGTAACAAACCCTGTGGTGACAAAACTCATAGAAGAATATAAACAGGCTGGTGCGGATTATAGTGGTCTTGCTGAAGCGTCTCTGGTTCCAGGCGGAACAAATGATTATTTTATCAAAAAGCATAGTGCCATTACCGTCAAATGCGCAGGCTTAAAACCTAGCACAAAGGTCTATGCGAGATTCGATGGTCGTGATGTAGGTTCTTATGTTGTGCGGATCACAAGAACTGGCAGCTCAGTGGTTAGCCATGGCACAGGCAGTCAACTAATAACTGAAGCGGATGGCACTTTAGAATTTAAGTTTTTATTGCCTAATGACGCTACAATGAAGTTCAGAGGATTGAAGCATTTATTAGAAGTTAGTGATGTTAAACCGCCAGTCAAACATGGAATCAGTAGCGGTAAAGAGGGTTCTACGACTCGCTGCGGACAATACTATTTTGCTGCGAGCAACCAGTCTGGTGGATACAGTTACAAAGATGTTAATAAACTGACTAGCAACATTACTCTGAATGAGCTATCTGCTGATAAGACTCAAACAGCGGTATCTACAACACTCATCACCGAAGAATTGCCTGATTATATCTCGCAAGTCTTCCAGATACCAGCTAATAATGTGGATGGAATTTTCTGTAACGCAATAACGTTATATTTCTCTAAAAAACCTTCTGACGCTACTTCTAGCGTTTTGGTTCAGATCAGAGAATGTGACGATAATGGACCAACAGATGTATTGCTCGGACAAAGCGGAATAGTGGTAAATTCTGCAATCAGTACCACCCACACTACCGTCCATAATTCCCCGACAAACTTCAGTTTCTACAAAGCACCATTCCTTGAGTCAGGGAAGAAATATGCATTTACGATTATCCCAAGTGAAGCTGGAAGTGATTATGAAGTATTCACTATGGTTCAAGGTCAGCCCGATCTTTCGACAAATAAGTCTGCATACATAACTCCAGGAGTTGGTAAATTATACACCTCAGCTACAGGTAAAGTTTGGGCAGAAGCAAAGAATGAATACTTAAAGTTTAGATTGCAAAGAAAGAACTATCAAGTGGTTGTTGATGGTAATGATTATGAATCATCATTCATCTTATCCAATGGTGATACTGAGTTTCTGAATGTGAATTCAGTAAACCCATTTGGTGAGCCAACCGCTACTACTGGATTCCAGACGGATGAAGTGGTGCGTGGTCAGTCTCTACTAACAATAAACCAAGGAACAACAGCATTAGCTGTTGGTGATATCCTTCATAGTAAGGTTGCTAAAAACACAACAGTCGCCAACCACCCAAGAGCATGGGCTAATGGCGTTATCAGGAAAGTCGTAGATAACACAAACGGTGCATATATTGTTAGTGTTGATGCGTTTGGTGACTTCCCAACAGACGCTAATAGTAATACTGAGAATAAGATTTACAGAGGCGCAGCTGATATCGGCACAGCAACCGCATTTACTGCGAATACTGTGACTGGTAAAGTTTCGTTTTTCAATCATCATTATGGTAGGTTGAGATTGCTTGATTCAACAGGAACAACTGCGACTAATGCAGGATTCCGTGGTAATGATGCTACAAGAGATTGGGTGAAGTCACAGGACACTGCGACAAGCGCATTCATAACCTCTGTTGCTGATCCACTGATTGATAAGATCAATTTGACAACTCCATATTTCTCGCCAAGCAAAACAACGATTGACTGGGGAATCAAAACAACATCAACTGCAGGCACAACAGCAACAACATTCACTCCTGTTGTTGGTGATACGTCTATAGAACTATCAACGAAACAGGCAAAACTTTTCAGTAAGTCAAACAGAACAGACAAGTCTATTTTGTTGAAAGCGACTATGACGACAACTGACGCTAGTGTTGCTCCAGTTGTTAGCTTGAACGATATCTCAGCGGAAATAGAATTACAGAGAATAAACGCGACTGACGATAATGAGCAGCTAGTGCAAGGTGATGCTTCTTCTAGATATCTCACACTCCAACTTCCTGCGAGTCGCCCTAATGGTGATGCTGCAGAACGTTTGAATGTTTGGGTAAAAGCCTATGTTCCACAAGAAGGTGGAATGTCTGTCTATGTTCGTGCTAAGAATGATAATGATTCTGTTAGTTTAGAAGATAAGCCATTCACTAAACTAGAGAGATACTTCACGTCACCTAAATCCAGTTCCACTCTTGGTGATAAATCGGATCATATACGACAAATGTTCAGATTACCCAAATCAAGTAATGATAATTATTTGGATGCTATTACTACCGCTTTCGGTAGTGGTGGTGCTGCAGCACAAAAGCAAGTAGTCGTTGCCTCAGGAACAGGTATAGTTGCAGGTATGTCTGTATCTGGAACTGGTGTCGCAGATAATGCGAAAGTTGTTACTGTAAGTGGCAACACGATCACTGTTGATATCAACTTCACTGCTCAAGTTAGCGGTAATCTTTCATTCAGCAATGATGATGCCCTTAAAGAGATGTTCCTCGCTCCAAGAGCAATTAAGTATCGTTCTTCAACTGGTGCGGTGCATCAAGGTATAGATCAGATGCAGTTTAAGATTGTATTGACAAGACCTGACGGTACTGGCAGAGATTACACGCCAGAAATACACGCACTTGTAGCAACCACAACTAAAGTTCCAGTAGCATAATGGACGAGGTGTATGGTGTTGAGGGTCGACCTGACTTAACAGTCGACCCAAAGACTGGAGCTATTTTCTGTAATGATGTTGGAGAACACAACAGACATAAGCAAAGGGTGTCTGATGTGCAGCAGCGCGATGAAACAAAAAAAGAAATTGATAATATGAAAAAACAGATGGATGAAATGAAAACCATGTTATCAATTCTAATAAATAGAGATAGTTAATCTTATCAACTTTAAGTAATAGAGATACCAAATGACTGTAACTGTAGCAAACACAAATTTAAACGATAGTTTCAATACATGGAGATTGAATACTAATTATATCTCTACTATTGTAAGTAATAATGTAGTGACTGTGACACGCGCTGGCGGTTCAGCTGCTAGAGGCGGTGCTGTAAAAGGCGATGGCCATGTATCAGGAACATTCTCAGCCAATGTTTTGCGTACACCAATTATCAAAGCTGGTAATACAACTAATACTGGCAACTTCATTAATATCTTATCAAATACATCTATTAATGCTACATCTCTTTCTATAACAGCCAACACAACATTTCAAGGTAATGTTATATTCCAGACTACTGGTACTGACCGTGTTAATATGGGCGATGTCAGTCGTGTTATTATATCTGGTGGTTCACGAGGTCAGTTTCTAAGAATTGCGACACAAACCGATAACCCTGAATTTAAGTCTCTAACTCTACGTGACATAACTGATATGTCGTCTAACTCGGCACACTTGATTTTAAGTGGTGCTAATAGTACATTCAGCACAAATAAAAACTCACCGAAATTAATCTTTGCTGGTGGCGAAAACACCGCAGATAAAGTTGAAGTATTCTTGTCTGCAGATGCAACAGCAGGCGATTCAGATCTATATTTAAAACTTGTTGATGGTGTTGGTGATTCTAAACTTGTAATTGCTGACTCTGCAAATGCTGTTATGGCTACTATTGATTCTGATGGTAGCATGATCCTTGAGAAAGACTTTCATGCCAAAGGTAATGCTGAAGTAGATGGCACGTTTAAGGCAGATGGCACAAGCTCGCTTGTTGATATAACTACAAAAGCTATTACAG